CTCAAGCAGTAATAAGCACAGCTCAGGGTGTAATTAACGCCTATGCAAATCCAGTTGATGTAGCTTCTGGTGTAGCCTTTGGTAAGTCTGCAATTATTGCAGCTACTGGTGCAGCTCAAATTGCTACAATAGCCAAAAGCAAATTTCAAGGTGGTGGTGCTGCTTCGGCTGGAAGTAGTCCAAACGCTCCGAGTGGTACAGCTCCAAGTGCGTCATCACAACCAGCGAGTTTCAACGTAGTAGGTAATACTGGAGTGAATCAATTAGCTGAGACTTTAGGCAATCAAGGACAGCAACCTATACAAGCGTTTGTAGTAGGTTCTGAGGTTACAACTCAGCAGAGCTTAGATAGAAACAAAGTAGAAACAGCGACACTATAAAAAAAGGGTAGGAAACCACGCCTACCCTAATACCTAACCTTAAAGAAACTAAGGGAACATAAATAAATAAATTAAATTAAATTTTGCTCTCTTTAGCAGATGCAAATATAAGAAAAGAATTTAAAACAAAACACAAAAAACTAGTTAAATAAATATGCAGACCATAGAACTATTTATCAAAGACGAAGACGAAGATGGAGTTTTCGCAATTTCGCTAGTAGAGAATCCAGCGATTATGGAAGACTTTATAGCACTATCTGAGGAAGACGCTAACAAATTCACAGTAGAATTAAAGACTATTGATGAGGAGAGAAAGGTAGTAGTAGGATACGCTTTAATTCCAGACCTTGAAATCCCAAGAGTGAAAGATGGTAAGCAGTTCAATATCATAATGTCAAAGGATACAGTAGCACAAGCGGCTGCTCTTTACATGAAGAACTTAAACCTAAACAACGTAACAAGCGAACACGAGAAGCCAGTAAAAGACTGCTGTGTGATTGAGAGCTGGATAGTAGAAGACAAAGATAACGACAAGGCTAATATGTACGGACTTGAGCCTAAAGGTGGAGAGTGGGTAGTAATGATGTCTCTAAGCGATTCAGAGTACAGTAAAGCAAAAGATGGAACTTACAAAGGTTTTAGTATAGAGGCAATCTTTCAAGGATTTGAGGCTTTGCAAATGAATGAAGAGGTAGAGCTTGAATCATATAACGACTATCCACAAAGCGCAAAGAACAACGCTAAGAAAGTTTTAAAGTGGAGAGAAGAGTACGGAGATGAAGTACAAGGAATGACTAGAGTAGGCTGGACTCGTGCCAACCAATTAGCAAAGGGTGAGAATATTTCGAGAGACACAATCGCAAGAATGGCATCTTTTAAACGTCATCAAAAAAACGCTGAGGTAAGCGAAGAGTTCAAAGATACTCCATGGAAAGATAAAGGTAGAGTAGCATGGCTTGGATGGGGTGGAGCTTCTGGCGTTAACTGGGCTATTGATAAACTAAAGTCCATAGACAACAAGTCTGAGCTTAAAGACATAGTAGAACAGATTAAAAATATCATTGAATCTAAGTAGATGAGAAGAAAAAAGAAATACGCTACAAAGCTAACAGCTGAGGAGTACGAAAAGTTAACTGGACAGCGTATAGGTTCGCTAGTCAATCAAGGCGTTAGCAATGTTGTAAACGTTAATACTGAGCGTACTATTATAAACGTAAGCGGATAAAAATAAAACAAATCAATAATAAATAGTTATATAGTTAAATATCCAACAAATGAAAGAGCAAATAAACACAATTCTAAAAGCAGTAGGCTTGAAAGCTGAAGAGATTAAACTTGCTGAGGCTAAGTTGAAAGATGGAGTTACAATTATTGAAGCTACCCCAGACTTTGAAGCTGGTGCAGCAGTAATGGTTAAAACAGAAGACGAGCAACTTATCCCAGTTCCAGTATCTGGAGAAAATGAGGCTTACGAACTCGAAGATGGTAGAGCGTTCAAAGTAGCAGAAGAAGGAGTTATTTCTGAAATGGTAGAAGTTGAAGAAGAAGCAGAAGAGCCAACAGAAGAAGTAGCAGAAGAAGTTACAGAAGAACCAGCAGAGGAAGTTGAGGCTTCTGAGGAAGTACGCCCAGCTAAGTCTATCATTGAGTCAGTAGTTAAAGAGACTAAGTTCTCAAAAGAAAGCGCACTAATTGAAGTGTTGACTGCTGAAATTACAGAGCTAAAATCACAGCTCGAAGCGTCTACAAAAGTAGAAGAGGTAGAAGAAGAGGTGACAGAGGAAGTAGAGCTTTCAGAGGTTAAGCCTATCGCTCACAATCCAGAGCCAAAAGCAGAAGTAAAACTACACACTTTCGGAAACAAAAGAAAGAGAGGTACTACTGATTCTGTAATGAGCAAAATAGCAAAATTGAATAAATAATAATTTTTTTAATAAACAACAAAAATGGCAACAACAACAAACATTACAACTACATACGCTGGAGAAAAAGCAGCTGGATATGTAGCAGCAGCACTATTGAGTGCTAACACTATCGAGAACGGTGGTATTACAGTAAAACCAAATGTAAAGTTTAAAGAAGTATTGAAAAGAGTATCTACTGACGATTTGTTAGCAGATGGTTCTTGTGACTTCTCAGCAACTTCTACACTTACTTTGGACGAGAAGATTCTTGAGCCAGAAACTTTCCAAGTTAACTTGCAACTTTGTAAAGCAGATTTTCGTTCAGATTGGGATGCAATCGAAATGGGATATTCTGCATTCGATGAGCTTCCAGCATCTTTCGCTGATTTCTTAATCGGACATGTAGCAGCTAAAGTAGCTGGTAAGATGGAACAAAACATCTGGTCAGGAGACGAAAACAACTCGGGAGAATTCGACGGATTCGAGGTATTATTAGCAGCAGACGCTGAGCTTCCAGCTGCACAGCAAATCGCAGCAATCGCTGGAGGAGTTGACGCTGGTAACGTAGTTGCAGAGCTTGGAAAAGTAGTAGACGCAATTCCTACACGTTTGTACGGAGAAGAAGGACTTACTCTTTACGTTTCTTCTAACGTTTACAGAGCTTACGTACGTTCACTTGGTGGATTCGGAGCTAACGGACTTGGAGCTGCTGGTGTTAACGCACAAGGTAACAACCAAATGTTCGGAGATTTGATGTTCGATGGTATTCCATTGTTCATGTGTAACGGAATGTCTGACGACACAGCTATCTGTACAACTAAAGATAACTTGTACTTCGGTACTGGTTTAGCTTCTGACTCACAAGAACAAGAAGTGAAGGTTTTGGACATGAGCGATTTGGATGGTTCACAAAATGTACGTGTAATCATGAGAATGACTGCTGGAGTTCAGTACGCTTTCGCTGGTGACGTTGTAACTTACGGAATCTAAGAATTAATTATTAACCAATAAGAAAAGGGGAGGTAAAATGCCTTCCCTTTTTTTTATATAAAACTTTAAAAATATGTCATGCGACTTATCATTAGGCAGAATAGAGCCTTGTAAAGATGTAGTAGGCGGATTGGATGCCGTTTACTTTATCAATTTTGACGATGCTCCAGTAGAAGATATTGAGTATAACGCAACTAATACAGACGTCATAGAAAAATTAAATAGTACACCTAGTACTATTAACGCTTACAAGTACGAGCTAAAAGGTACTTCATCTTTCGAGCAAACTATTACAAGCTCAAGAGATAACGGAACAACTTTCTTCGAGCAAGTATTAAACTTGTCTCTAAAGAAGCAAGATTTAGCTACTCATAAAGAAGTTAAATTGATGGCTTTCGGTCGACCTCATATCATTGTAAAAGACCATAACAACAATTTCTTTTACTGTGGTTTAGAGCATGGAGCTGAAGTAACTGGTGGAACTATTGCTACTGGAGCTGCTATGGGAGATATGTCTGGATACACGATTACTCTTACTGCACAAGAGCGAGTACCAGCAAACTTCTTCGAAGCAACAACTCAAGCTGAATTAGCGAACGCTGGAGTTGCTGTTGTAGAAGTACCATAATCAACAAAACAATCTTTTAAAGCCCTTACCTTTTGGTAGGGGTTTTTTTATTTAAAACAAATTCTTTTTTTTTAGTTATATAAGTATGATAATACTAAGGGAGTCATTACTATCTCAATCGTTTAAGTTTATACCACGAACTTTAACAGCAGACAGTATGGTTATAACTGATGAAGCAGAAAACACAAGCGACACTATAGCTATTACTCCAGTAGTAGATAGATACTATTTAAGCGTTTCTGAGGTACTTACTCTCGTAGAAGGTAGGTTTTATACTTTGACAGTTTTAAACGGCACAGACGTAGTATATAAAGACAAGATATTCTGCACAAATCAAGTAGTAAAAGACTACACTATTAACAAAGATGAGTACGTACAGAATGAGACTAACAATGAATTTGTAATTATTGACTAATGAGCGACAAAAAGAATATACATATTTTAGAACTTTCGACCTATTCACAGCCAGACATTGTAGAAGATTCTAAAAATGACTGGGTAGAATACGGAGTCAATAATGACCACTACGAGTTTTTGATTGACCGATACAAAAACAGTACAACGAACAACTCAATTATCAATAACGTAGCTCGGTTAATTTACGGCAAAGGATTGAACGCTTCAAACGCTTCAAAAAAGCCTAACGAGTTCGCACAAATGAAATCACTTTTTAAGCCTAAGACGTTACGAGCTTTAGCCTTAAATGAGTATATGCTAGGCTGTGGAGTGTTACAATGTATATTCGATGAAAAGCACACTAAGGTCGTTAGAGTAGAAGCTGTAAAGACTAAACACGTACGACCAGCTAAATGTAACGAAGATGGAGAAATAGAGGCTTACTACTACTCTGATAATTGGTCAGATACTAAAAAGTTTCCACCTAAGAGAATACCAGCTTTTGGAACTTCAAAAGAGTCTATTGAATTTTTGGTTTATGGTAAAGACTCAATCGACCTTAAATACTTCTCAGAAGTAGACTACCAAGCGTGTATACCTTACTGTGTACTTGAGGAAGAGATAAGTAACTACTTAATCAACGATACCCAAAACGGCTTCTCTGGTACGAAGGTAGTCAACTTTAATTCTGGAACTCCAAGCGAAGAGCAACAGAGACTGATAGCTAACAAAGTAAAAGGACAGTTAACTGGTGCGCAAGGCGACAAAGTAATTATAGCATTTAACGACAACCAAGAAGAGAAAACAACAGTCGAAGATATACCACTAAACAACGCACCAGAACACTACACCTATTTGAGTACTGAGGCACAATCTAAGATACTAAATAACCATAACGTAGTTAGTCCAATGATTGTAGGAATAACGACAGCAAATAGCGGATTCAGTTCTAATGGAGATGAGATAGAAGTAGCTACAAAGTTCTTTTACAATCAAACGGTAAAACCACATCAAGAGCTTTTAATAGATGCAATAGACGAGATATTAGCATTTAACGGAATATCTTTAAAATTATACTTTGAAAATCTTAATCTTTTACAGACAAGAGAAGAAGCAGAAACAGTACTAGAAGATAATACTAAACTTACCAGCTTCTTAGATACTTTAGGAGAAGAAGAAAGCGATGACTGGGAGTTAATCGACTCAAGAGAAGTTAACTACGATGAAGAGGAAGAGCTAGACAAACAGTTCAATGACTTCGGACAGTCTACAATCGACAAAGTAAAGAACGCACTTATAAAATTAGCGAGTACTGGAACGGCTAGACCGAACGCACAGAGCGCACAAGATAAGCAAGTAGATGGAAACTATTTTAAAGTAAGGTATAAGTATGTAGGAGAGGGTTCTGGTCAACGAGAGTTCTGCAATAAGATGATGGCTTCAAATAAGATTTACAGAAAAGAGGACATTATGATGATGGGAACTCTTGAGGAGGGAGGAACTCAAGTAGTAAATAAAGGCTTTGGAGAGTTCGGAGCGGATACCTACTCAATATGGCTATACAAGGGAGGGGCTAGATGCCGTCATAAGTGGGAGAGACGTACATACATGTCTAAGTCAAGAACGATTGACGCTAACAGCCCATTAGCACCAACAGTAAGTACTGGCAAAGCTAGAAAGTTTGGATACAATCCAGTAAACGAAAGAGAGGTTTCTATGAAGCCAAATGATATGCCGTTAAAAGGCTTTAGCCCTAATAATGAAAATTTACCATCAGACGTAAGATAAACATGGCACAAGCACTATTTATAACAACCAAAGACATTGCAAAGTTCACAGCTTTAAACGGCAATGTAGATACAGATAAATTCATTCAATTTGTAAAGATTGCTCAGGATATACATATACAAAATTATCTTGGTACTGATTTATTTGATAAGATTAATAATGACATCGTAGCTGGTACGCTTACCGGTAACTATTTAAGCCTTGTAACTGACTATATAAAGCCAATGGTTATCCATTTCGGAATGGTAGAATACTTACCTTTCGCAGCTTACACAATCGCTAACAAGGGAGTATATAAACACAACTCTGAGAACTCGCAAACAGTAGAGAAAAACGAAGTAGACTTTTTAGTAAACAAAGAGCGAAGCATAGCAGAACACTACGCTAAGAGATTCACAGATTATATGTGTAACAATTCTACGTTATATCCAGAATACAACAGCAACAGTAACGGAGATATGTACCCAGACAAAGACGTTAATTTTACGAACTGGTTTTTATAATGAAATACAAAGTAAAAAAGAAGAACATAATTAAGCTAAAGAAAGCGATAAAAAAGATTAACAATGGCAGACAGCAGAATAAGTAACTTACCAACTGGTACACCTTTAGAGGATACAGATTTATTTGCAGTAGCTCAAGGAGATATAGACACTTCTTTTACTACTATTCAAGCTAGTACTGCTGATGTAAAAACTTACATACAGTCTAAGCCTGAGTTTGTAGTTGAATTGGTAGACGCTCAGACTGTTGATTTTTACGCTCCTTTTGAAATGTCAATAGATAGCGTTACAAATATTCTAGCTGTACCAACTACTACAATTCAAGTTGGTGGAGCTGCTTACACTTTAGGAGATACTATCATAGCTGGAAGAGCAATAACAGTAGATGTTGATGTAGCTGCTGTGATAAGGTTAAACGCAACGAAATTATAATATGGTACAAGAGACTTATTATATAAAAGCACAAGCAGCTGGAGGCGGTGGTGGTTCTGTTGGAGCAACTTTGATGAAGAGTGGATTAACAACTTCTTATAGGACTGGAGATGATGGAGATTTACAAGCTGGTAGAGCAACAGACTTTTCTACTCTTGCTAGTAATAATCCATTCGGTAATACTAATCGTTTCACAGACGTATTAGGTACTCAAGTATATAGTGATAAAATATTTATTGATTGGTCAACCTATGATGGAACAACTGTTTTAGGTTATGGAGATGCTACATTCTTAACTTATAATTGGAATGACGCAATAGATACAGCTTTATCTTGGTCTGTTGGAAGTTTTACAAGTGGCTGGAGACTTCCAAATATTAATGAAATGTTCAACATTTTTAATCATGGAGTAACTGGAAACAAACTTATAGCTTATTTTCCATTCACATTACAAACTGGTGGAGGTCAATCTTCTATTTTCTGGAGTTCTACCAGACTTAGCTTTTCAACAAGTAACGCATTTTATGCACAAAATTTTACTGGTGCAATTAGATACACGTCACTAACAAACACCTATAATATTTGCCCAGTAAGAACTTTCACAGTATCAGGAACAACATTAACATAAAAATATAAACACAAAAACAATGGCAAAAGAAATTTACAAGTCTGGAAACTACATAGTAACAGTAGACGCAGATGACAACTCAAGACTCTTTCCAATAGGTAAGACAGTTTACGATGAATATAACAGCGTATTCAGATTAACTGAGGGACTTATTGAGGATGACCAATTAGTTATCTCTTATGCAGATTCTACTAACTGGGTAGATGATTCAGCGTCTGCTTATACTGAGGCAACTCTAAGAACTTTCTTACGAGAAAATACGGGTTTTAGTCCAGCTTCGGGCGGTAGCGGGGCAGCATGGGGAGGTATTACTGGAACTTTATCTACTCAAACAGATTTGCAAAGTGAACTTGATGACAAGCAAGACACCTTAGTAAGTGCAACAAACATCAAAACAATCAACGGAAGTTCGGTTTTAGGAAGTGGCGATTTAGCTATTTCAGGCGGTGGCGGTTCGGCGGGTGGGCTTCAAACTCCAAACCCTGGAACAATGTTTAATTGGCCTACTTCACCTGCTATTACGGGCGGTAGTTTTCAAAATAACACAATGGTTGTTGATGAAATTTTATACACTCAATACATACCTATGTCAACATTTACAACTGCATCATTCAAGATTGATGTTCAGACTGCACAAACGGGATTAGGTAGGATTATGGTTTATGACAATAATCATCCAACTGCGAGCGACAAAAGACCTGGAAATTTATTGTATTCAAGTACTGATTTAGATATGTCAACAACGGGCATAAAAACCGCAACAACTGCATTCACTTTTAATGCGGGTGAAATTTATTGGTTAGCATTTCAAGCTAATTGTAATGTGACGGTAAGAGGATTAAAAAAGGATGTTTTAATTCCGGTCGGATGTTTTAGTTCAAATGTAATCACAATACTAAGAACATTTGGTAGAGCGTATTCACTTGGTGCGCCAAATCCAGGACAACCAAACACATTCGACCAAGGCCCTTGGGCGGCAGTACTTATTCAACTATAAAAAAATAAAAATATGCAAGTAAGAGAAGAAATATACGACGATAAAGGTCTTGTAGAAGTGAAGTTCATCGAAGTAGATGAACCAACAAGTGAAGAATTAATAGCAGAAAAAGAAGCGGAACTTTTAAAGATATACGCTGAACTTAACGAATTAAAAGGTTAGAAAAATGGCAACTTACAAATTCCCACAATTCAACTCTGAACTAGTAGAGCCTACAATAACAGTAGATTCTGATTCTATTATAGTTCATGCTTTGCGTAATGAAATTAGCTTAAACGTAACGCTAGAAACTGATAACGCTAAACTATACGGAGTTGAGTTAGCAGATATCCCAGTAGAAAACTTAAACTACGAAGGAGAAGGCAACCTAATGTTAAGAGCTTTAGACGGCTTGAAGCAATACGAAATCTAATGAAAGACCTAATGAATAGCGAAGAGGCAAACATAGGAGGGATTTTCTCTCTGGCTGCTACTGGTTTCATAAAGATATACGAGTGGCTTACATTTGATGACATCAACAACTTCTTACAGTTTGCTCTTGCTATTGGTGGTGCAATATTTTTATATCACAGAATTAAAGGTCAAATACTAGACAACAAAATAAAAAAGAAGAAGCTAAAAGAGTGAGAAAACTATTTAGACATATATCCGTAATTGTAAAGAGGTCATCTAAAAGGGCTGTCTTTCTTTATGTGATTACTATATTAGTTACTCCTCTATGCTTCATCTATACAACTTATGAGAATTTCGAGTTTGTACTGGCTGAGCTTTTAACCTTTTTGTCTTTTCTAGCTGGTGGTAATATTTACGAATCAATAAAAAAGAATAGTAATGGCAAATCATAAAAACATAGTTCCATTTTTTTACAAGTGGGAAGGAGGTACAAGTTCAGACGTTAAAGACTCGGCTAGTAGTTACACTTGCGGAGTCGATGGTATTCACACAAACAAAGGAGTAACTTATAAGGCTTGGGTAGGAGTATTTGGCAAAGATGAGGTAGAAAGATTTTTAGAAATGAATCACGAAGACTGGGGTTTAATCTTCAAGTCTAAATACTGGGATGCTGTAAAAGGAGACGATATAGAACATCAAAGCATTGCAGACTGTTTGGTTTCTTGGGCTTGGGGTTCTGGTGCTAGAACAGCTGTAAAACAAATGCAGAGAGTTCTAGGAGTAACTAGAGATGGTATCATAGGAAAGAACACACTATCAGCAATCAACGAAGCAGATGAAAAGGAACTATTTGCAAAATGCGTAGAGGCTAGACGTCTGTTTTTTCACTACATTGCTACTCCTAGAAACGCCAAAAGCCAAACAGCTAGACAAAGGTACACTAACAACCAACGCTTTTTGAGAGGGTGGCTAAGAAGACTAGAGGCGTTCTCTAAGGAATACGCACCAAAATAACAGCTATGAGATACATTCTAATTGTAACGATGCTACTAGCTTCGTGTACTCCTCAGTACCATATAAACAAGGCTAAGAAACACACGAACAAAGCTATTAAAAAGGGTGCTACATTCACAGAAACAAGCGACACTATACAAACCAATACAGTAGTAGATAGTAATTACATACAGAATGATACTGTGTACATAGAGATTACTAAGATTATTGAGAAGGTAATAACTAAAGAAGGAGAGGTTCGTTATATTACTCGTAAAGACAAACGAAGAGAATACAGAAAGCAGAAAACAGAAGACAAAAGAGAGTATAAACTAGAGCTTCAAGATAAGAAAACTGCAAAGCATATAGCAAAGGCAGACAGCAAGTTATGGAACAAGTTAATTATTATTCTTATATTGCTTGGAATTATCTTAATTTATCTATATGAAAAAACGAGACAAAAGAACTAACAAACCAGCGCACGAAAGAGCTGAAGAAAGCAGTAAAAGTTCAAGACGTTATAGACTTCGAGAAGATGAAGTTAAAGTACTTGAGCAATTTAGAAGAATCAAAGACGAGGCAGAAGCTGCTGGTCTAGATGTTGACAGCGTCAAAAGTGGCTGGATTAAGTCAGAAGATGCTAGTCTATACTTTAAGAATCCTAACTACAAAACTCCAGAGCAGATTGGTATTGAGAAGATGCGTGATGAACTACTAGAAGAGTTCAGAGACTATGCGCCTAAATACCCAACTATAAAACGCAAGAAATCAAAGGATGGACACCTATTAATCATAGACCCAGCAGACATACATATCGGTAAACTCTGCACAGCTTATGAAACTGGAACAGACTACGACCAAAACATAGCAGTAAAGAGAGTGCTTGAAGGAGTAGAGGGTTTACTAGATAAGTCTAATGGTTTTAACATTGATAAAATCATGTTTATCGGTGGTAACGACATACTACACACCGATACACCTAGACGTACTACGACTTCCAATACCCCACAGGACACT